CGCCCTGGACGACCTGGGGCTCGAGCGGCGCACGGACTGGGGCGTGGAGGAGATCTCCGCGCTCATAGACGGGCGCACGGCCGCGGGGCTGCCCACGGTCATCACGAGCAACTACTCCCTGGGCGAGCTCGCGACGCTCTGGGGAGGGGTGGACGGCGCCCGCGCGGCGTCGAGGATTGCGGGGGCCTGCGAGCGCATCGCGGTCGAGGGCCCGGACAGGAGGCTCCATGGCCAGGGTTGACACGATCGACGAGCTGCTGCGGCCGCTCATGGCCGCGCCGAGCATCAGGGCGGGCAGGTGCGCGGTGTGCGGCAGGCCCGCCCCGCTGAACCAGCACCACATGGTGCGCCGGTCGGCGGGGCGGATGTTCCGCGACGGGGTCGAGGTGCCCAAGCCCACCATCACGCTGTGCGGCCTCGGCAACCACCTGGCGGACGCCGACGGGTGCCCGTACTGCCACGGGCTCGCCCACGCCAACAGGCTGCACTTCCGCTGGGTCCACACGGACGCCGTGGGAGGGGGCTTCGGCCGCTGCCAGCGCATGGAGGGCGGCGACGGCGGGCACCTCGAGTACATCCTGCTGGACGAGCCGGCAAGCTACGCGGCCGCGCTCGAGATGGACGGCTGGAGGCCGCTCAGGAGGTGGCGCGATGAGCCATAGGGCGAGGTTCTGCAAGAGGTGCGGCCAGCCGTTCCACGGCCACGGGCTGTGGGGCCTGTGCCCGGGGTGCCGGGCCGAGCTGAGGCTGAGGAGAAGGGAGCGGCGCATGGGTTTCGGCCTGCGCGACGAGGACTGGGTGGACCCGGACGACGAGCCGGAGACGGCCGTCAGGTGCGGGGACTGCCCCGATTGGGAGGAGTGCCCGTGCGGGTGCGGCAACGGCTGGTGCCGCACGTTCGGGACGTTCACGGCAGAGGGAGAGGACTGCGATGGTTAGGGAGTTCGACGAGCGGAACATGGCGAGGAGCCGCGAGAGGTGCGCCGCGATGGCCGAAGCGGCGAACACGGGCAAGCGGATTCTGACCGAGCGCGAGCGGCAGATCCTCAAAATGTGGCCGCGCTTCGAGGACGGCGAGATGGTGATGGTGGGAGACCGGGTTGGTCATCCCGTCGAGAAGGTCGGTTCAATAACCATTCTTGAATCTGCGTTCGTGCTTTGCGACGATGCGGCCTCTTCCGCCCAGTACGAGCGTGGTCAGTGCGTCAAGCGCCCCGTCCAAAGCGTCCTGGACGCCGACGGCGAGGGGGCGTCCAGATGAGCACGGCGCTGACGGACTGGCTCATGACCCGCAACGCCCAGCTCGAGATGCAGGCCGAGAGGCAGCACGAGAGGCTGGCCGCCGTCGGCCGCATCGGCGAGGAGTGCCGGGAGCGGGCGCGCCTGATAAGCGAGGGCGCCGGGGACCGCGAGATACGGGGCAGCGACCTCGGGCGGATGCACGCCTACTTCAGGGTGGCCGACGAGATCGCCGAGGCCCTGCGATGAACGCGCGCGAGGTCGCCGGGCGCCTGCGCTCCCTCCCCGCGGGAGGGCTGAACTGGCCCGTGCTCTCGAAGGCGGTGCTGGGGCGCTGCGCGACGCGGGCGGAGACGGTCGGGCGCATCGCCGAGCTGCTGGAGCGGGGCGCCGGGGCGGAGCGCGAGGCCGAGCGCCTGCGCGCGATGGTCGGCGCGATGGACCTCAGCCGGGCGACACATCGCCGAACATAGCCGTGCGGTCATCCTCCGCCGCACGGGGCACTGGGGAGCCGTCCTTCGGGGCGGCTTCCCGCTTTTCGCGGCGGGGGCGCGATTGATTGGAGGTGGCGCTTGGACGCCGACGAGCCGCTGGCGAACCCGCGCCACGAGACATACTGCCGCGAGCGCGTGGCCGGCAAGACGCAGCGCCAGGCGATGCTCGCCGCGTGGCCCGACCGCTCGCGATGGAAGCCCGAGACGGTGGACAACAAGGCGTGCAAGCTCGAGGCCACGGATGAGGTCAAGGCTAGGATTGCCCACCTCAAGCGCGCCGCCGCCGAGAGGGCGACCACCACCCGCGCCGAGGTGCTCGCGGGCATGAGCGAGACCTTCCAGGCCGGTATCGAGCGCGTGCGCGGCGCGGAGGGCGGCAAGCCGCTGGACTACACCGCGGTCAACGCCGTCACGCAGCTGGGCAAGACCCTTCTCGACGCGCTGCCCGAGGAGGCGGCGGACGAGGCCGAGCGGCCCTTCTGCCGCGACTTCGCCCTGCTGATCGGGCGCGACTTCTTCCGCCCGCACATGCTCATCGCCCAGGGCGCGCAGAGGGAGTTCTGGATGATGGGCGGGCGCGGCTCGCTCAAGTCCTCGTGGGCGTCCATCGAGCTGGTGAACCACATCGAGACGCACCCGGGCGAGCACGCCGCCGCCCTCATGAAGCGCAAGAACAGCCTGCGAGACGCGGTCTACGCCCAGGTGGTCTGGGCCATCCACGCGATGGGCCTGTCCGACGAGTACGAAATGCCCGTATCCACGCTGCGCATACGCAAGCGTTCCACGGGCCAGCTCATCCTGTTCTCCGGCTGTGACGACCCGCACAAGTCCAAGGGCCTCAAGCCCCCGTTCGGCCACATCGGCTTCGCGTGGTTCGAGGAGTGCGACCAGTTCCGCGGCATGGCGGAGATCCGCACGGTCATGCAGTCCATCGCCCGAGGCGGCGACCGCACCGTGCGCGTGTACACGTACAACCCTCCCCGCACGCGCGACAACTGGGCCAACAGGGAGGCGGACCGCCGGCGAGACGCGGGGCAGGAGGTCTTCGAGAGCTGCTACACCGACGCGCCGCCCGAGTGGCTGGGTGAGCAGTTCATCGCCGACGCCGAAGCCCTGCGCGAGGCGGACGAGCAGGCGTACCGCCACGAGTACCTGGGCGAGCCCGTCGGCTACGGCGGGCAGATATTCGACCGCGTGGAGTTCCGCGAGGTGACGGACGCCGAGATCGCGTCCTTCGAGCGCGTCCACGCGGGGCAGGACTGGGGCTGGTTCCCCGACCCGTGGGCGCTCACCCTCTCGGAATGGCAGCCCGGCGAGCACCGCGTGGTGACCTTCTACGAGGACGGCGGGTGCAAGCTGCAGCCCCCGGAGACGGCCGAGCGCGTCAGGCGCGCGCTCACGTGGCCCGACCGCGAGGGGGCCGAGCCGTCCTACCACCGCCTGCGCGTGCTGTCCGACGACGCCTCGCCCGACCGCATCCAGGCGCAGAGGGACGAGGGCGTGGACGCGCGCGCCGCCGGCAAGGGCGGGCTGCGCGACATGAGCTACCGGTTCCTGCAGTCCGTGACGTGGGTCATCGACCCCGCCCGGTGCCCCAACCTCGCCCGCGAGGTGCGCGCCGCCGAGTTCGAGATGGACCCCGCCACGGGCGAGTACTCGGGCGACTACCCCGACGGGAACGACCACTGGATAGACGCCACGCGCTACGCCCTCATGGACGTGGTCACCAAGCGCGGGGCCTACAGGAACGCCGCGAGAAAGGTCTAGGCATGGCAGACAACGAGTTCAGCATCCCGGCGTGCGCGCGGGACGAGATCAGGCGGCGCGGCTACGCGCTGCCGCCGGACATGAGCGGCCACATCGAGCGGTGGTACGGCTGGTACACCGGGGACTGCGACTGGTACGAGGAGCGGTACGCGGGCGTTGACGGCCGCGCGCACAAACGCCGCAAGCTGTCCCTGCGCCCCGCCCGCCGCGTGTGCCGCGAGTGGGCCAGCCTCATCGCCAACGAGATGGGCGCGCGCACGGACAGCCCGCGCGCGAACGAGTGGCTGCGCCGCTACTGCGATGAGTCGGGCCTGTTCACGCTCTTCCAGCGCGGCGTAGAGCGCGCCTTCGCCATGGGCACGGGCGCCATGGCCCTTTGGTTCGACGTGCGCGACGGGGGCGCGTCCATCCGCGTGCGCCGCTACGACGCGAAGATGGTCCTGCCGCTCACGTGGGACGAGGACGGCACCACGGAGTGCGCCTTCTGCACCCGCGTCACGGTGGGCGGCAAGCAGGCCGTGCAGCTGCAGATGCACGTCCTGGACGGCGGGACGTACCACGTGGTGACCAAGGTATGGCGGGACGGCAGGGAGCTGGCCCCCGAGGCGCTGGGCATCATCGAGGACTTCGACACGGCGTGCGAGACGCCCACCTTCTGCCTGCTCTCCCCCGCAATCGACAACGCCCTGCAGGACACGAGCCCCTACGGCGTGAGCGTCTTCGAGGACGCCGTGGGCGCCATGAAGGTGCTCGACACGGCCTGGACGGCGCTCTACGACGAGACCGACCTCATGCGCGCCGTGCTCATGCTGCCCGACTCCATGATCGACCTGCGGCAGGCGGGCCCGGACGGCAAGATGCGCGCCGTGCCCTTCGGGGACCAAGAGCAGCGCCTGTACCGCATCACGAGCGGCTCGACCATCGACGAGGGCAAGCCCTACGCCTTCGCGCCCGCCATGCGCACCTCGTCCATCTACGAGACCTACGCCGCAGCCTGCGCCGCCCTGGGCGACGAGTGCGGCTTCGGCTCGCAGTACTTCCAGCCGGACAAGACAGGCGGGCTCAAGACCGCCACGGAGGTGAGCGCGGACAACTCCGCCCTCATGCGCAACATCCGCAACCACGAGAACGCGCTCGGCAAGGGGCTGGGGCGCCTGCTCACCTCGCTCGTGGAGTGCGCCCGCATCCACTGCGGCGCGGACGTCGAGGAGGGCGCGGAGCCCGTCGATGTCGTGTGGGACGACTCGATCATCACCGACACGCAGGCCGAGAAGCAGCAGATGCTGGCCGAGATAGCGGCGGGCGTGGTGCCGAAGTGGATGTACCTCTCCACGTTCTACGGGAAGAGCGAGGACGAGGCGCGGCTGCTCATGCCCGAGCAGTCCGTCATCGACCTAGGGTTCTGACGATGCTCGACCCGGACTACATCGACCGCGCGGGGGACATGGTGGGCGCCGTCTACGGCGAGATAGAGGCCGACATGCTCGCCCACCTGTGCCGCCTGCTCCTAGACAAGGGCGCGGAGGGGCTCGGGCAGCGCGGCACCACCGCGCTCAACCTGCTCGCGCAGTCCGCCGCCCCGCAGCTCATGGCGTTCATCGAGAGGCACCGCGAGGACGCGAACCGCGCCGTGCTCCGCACCGTCGAGGACGCACTGGGGCGCAGCGACCGCACCGACCTCGGGCGCATGCCGAAGGACGCGAGGGACGCAGCCGGGCGCACGCTCCCCCGGCAGGTCGAGCTGACCGCGCAGGGCGTCGCCGAGATCCTCGCGCGCGACAACGTGGACATGGCCCAGGGCGCGCTGTCGCTCTGGAACCGCTGCGTCGCGGAGGCCGCCGCGAAGGTGAACGCCGGCACGGAGACTGCCGAGCGGGCGATACACCAGGCCGTGCGCCGCATGATGCGCGAGGGCATCTCCACGGTCGCGTACCGCGACGCCGAGACGGGGCGGCAGACCGTCGTGAACCGCATCGACGTGGCCGTGCGCCGCCACGTGCGCACCCAGATAGCGCAGGACGGCATGCGCCGCACCCTCGACGTGTGCGCCGAGGCGGGCGTCCGCCTCGTAGAGGTGTCCAGCCACGGCGGGGCGCGCCCAAGCCATGCAAGGTGGCAGGGTCGCGTCTACTCGCTCGACGGGGACGTGGAGATAGGCGGCGTGCGCTACCGCGACTTCTACCGCGAGACGGGCTACGGCAAGGTGGACGGGCTGGGCGGCGCGAACTGCCGCCACAGCTTCGGCCCGTGGGTACCGGGCACGCCGCGCATGTACTCGGCAGAACCGGGCCACCCCAGCGGACTCCCCTCGGACGAGGTGTACAGGCTCGCGCAGGGGCAGCGCAGGCGAGAGCGCGACATCCGCCAGACCAAGCGCGAGCTGGCGGGCGCGCAGCTGATCGCCGACAAGGACGCGAGCATGGCGAACATCGCCGAGGTCGAGAAGCTCAAGGCAAAGCTGCGCGGCCAGCAGGACGGGCTGCGGAGGTACATCGACGAGGCGAACCGCAAGGGCGGGTCGCCCGTGCTCCAACGCTCGCCCAACCGCGAGTGGGCCGGCGACATGCCGCGCATCCGCAAGACCGACGCGAGCCGCCGCACCATGAGGGAGTTCATGGACGGCGACGGCGTGAAGCGGGCGCTCAAGGCGAAGGGCGTGTCCAAGACGGCGGCGCAGAAGGCGCTATCAGCCGAGATGAAGCGCAGGGGCATCGCCTCGCGCGACTTCTCGATGCTGAGCAGGGCCAACCAGCAGTCCGCGTTCAAGGCCGCCCTCACGAGAAAGAAGCCGAGCGACATGGAGGTGCGGCGCTCGTCCATGAAACCGGTGAACGCCGCTCTGTACAGCTCGCAGAAGAACTACGTCGAGAGGCACGGCGGCGTGGTGCTGAGGGGAGGTGACGAGGCGGAGAGGCATCTGGACAGCATGGAAGTCGACGCCGCGTACATGACCGGCGCGGGCGTCATCATGCTGAGGCACGATGCGACCACCTCGGAGGTGCTTGAGGAGGTCTATCACTTCCAGCAGGACCAGCGTGGAGATTACTCCGACAGGAATGCGGCCATCATGACGCTGCTTCGAGAAAGAGACGCGCAGCGTTACCTGCTGAGCGTGGCGGAACGGTATAATATCCCCAAGAGCGAGACCGCGCAGACCAGGAAGGCCCTTGAGGGCTACCTGCAGAAATTGAAGGAGGCGGGAATCGATGAAGGTTGAGAGTAGCTGGACGGCGCGAGACATGACCATCCTCAGGCTGACCGAGAGCATCCCGCTGACAGACTGGCGCAAGATGATCGTGGGCGGGGTCGAGTTCAAGCCGTTCCCGGTCATGGACTCGGGCGAGAACATCATAGCCGTTGAGGGCAAGCACGACCTCAACGGCAAGCAGGTCGTGTTCGCATAGCGACCGGATGCATCCATCAAGCAGAGAGAAGCCGCCTCGGGCGGCTTTTTTCGTGCCCGCGTTCCGCGCGACACATGCCGTACCTTCTCCGCATCGCATGGGAACGCGTAAAAATCCCGCCTGTCCCGCGCAGGGAAGCGCGCAACCAAACCCAGGAAGGAGAAGGACATGGCAAACGAGGGCAACGTCAAGACCGAACCGCAGGAGACCGACCCGCAGACCGACCCCAATCAGGGCGAGGGAGCGCAGGGCGGCGCCGCGGGCGACCCGAAACCCGCAGCCGAAGGCCAAGGCGGCGAGGAGGGCGAGGTCGCAGACAAGCACGGCCAGCCCGGCATCAACCGCGAGAAGTACCAGCGCGACATCGAGGCCAAGGACAAGCAGATCGCTGAGCTGCAGGCGCAGCTCGACGAGAAGTCCAAGACCGAGGAGGGCCGCGCGGCGCTCAAGGCGGAGCTGGACAAGCTCAAGGCCGACATGGCCGACGAGCGCACCGACCACAAGCTCGAGCTCGCGGGCTGCCTCAACGCGAAGGCGGCCAAGGCCCTGCTCGGCGATTACGACGGCGACGTGGCCAAGCTCAAGGATGCCTGCCCCTATCTGTTCGGCACCGAGAAGAAGACCGGCTCCACGGGGCTCAAGCCCGACGGCGACGCCGGCAAGGACCTAGACGACAAGCTGGACCGCGCGTTCGGCATCAAGAAGTAAGGAGGGAGCGCCATGGCCAACAGCCTCGGCTCCACCATCACCAAGTTCACGACCCGCCTCGACAAGGTCATCGAGCAGGCCACGCTCACCAGCGACCTGAACATCAACGGCGACCTCGTCGGCGAGGTCTCCCGCACCGGCGAGGTGAAGATCGCGAAGATCGCCCTGCAGGGCCTCGCCGACTACGACCGCGCGAAGGGCTTCACCTCCGGCGATGTGACGCTCGACTGGGAGACCAAGAAGCTCGAGTACGACCGCGGCCGCGAGTTCTCCATCGACTACCTCGACGACGAGGAGCACATGCTCCTCGTGTCCGCGAACATCATGAACGAGTTCGCCCGCACCAAGGTCGTGCCGGAGATCGACGCCATCCGCTTCGCGCGCCTCGCCGCCAACGCGGGCGAGACCGCGTCGGCGTCCTTCACCAAGGCCGCCGACGCGCTCTCCGCCGTCCTCAAGGCGGAGGAGCACATGGAGAACCAGGGCGTGAGCCTCTCCGAGTGCATCCTGTACCTCACGCCCGCCGTTAAGTCCCTCCTGCGCCAGGCGCAGAGCTGGCGCATCGACAACGGCACGGGCAACGTGTCCACGGACATCCAGACCTTCGACGGCATGAAGATGCGCACCGTCCCGCAGGGCCGCTTCTACGACTCCATCACCCTCCAGACCGAGGGCGACGGCGGCTACAAGAAGACCGACTCCACGGGCAAGGACCTCAACTTCCTCGTCGTGCACCCCTCCGCCGCGCAGGCCATCCAGAAGCACGAGAAGCTCCGCTACTTCGCGCCCGACACCAACCAGGAGAAGGACGCGCACAAGTGGCAGTACCGCGTGCACCACGACCTGATCGTGTACGACAACCGCAAGCCGCTCATCTACGCCCACACGGCTGCGGGCGCGTAGCATGGCCGCGCCCGAGGTGACATACGCCTTCTACCGCGACGAGTGGCACGGGACCCTCGGCGAGGGCGCGTTCGGCGCGTCCCTGCCGAGGGCGCTCGCCGTCGTGCGCGACCGCGTGTTCCCGGCGGACCCAGCCGGCGACCCGGGCGCCTACAGCCGCGCCGCGTGCGCGGCGGTGGACGTTGACGCGGCATACGGCGGCAGCGCCGCAGCCATCGCGTCGGTCACCACGGGCACCGTCTCCATGAGCTTCGGGGACGGCTCCTCGCGGCGCGCCGACATGGTTCGCGCGGTCGATTCGGAGCTGGCGGGCACGCCGCTCGCGTTCAAGGGGCTGGGGTGAGCGCCGTGCGCATACCGCCCATCCCCGCGTTCATGCGCCGCGAGGCGCTGACCATCGAGCGGCAGACCGAGGAGGGGCTCGCCGCCCCCGTGGACGTGCCGCACTGCCGCATCGACCGCAGCGCGGCGCTCGCGCCCAACGACTACCAGCTGACCGCAGGGTGCTCGGCGCGCGTGTTCATCGACGCGACCGAGTACACGGGCGGCATCGCCGAGGGAGACATCATCGGCTTCGACGGCGAGCGCCACGCGGCGGCCCGCGTGCAGCGGTGCGACCACCCGGACGGCACGCCGCACCACTGGGAGGTGGACGTGCAGTGAGCAGGGCGGGGTGCGAGATCAAGGTGGACCTGTCCGGCATCGAGCGCCGGTTCTCCGCCGCCCAGCTCGAGGCCAAGCAGGCCGCGTTCGCCAAGCGCATCGCGTTCGAGATGCGCGACTACGTGCCGGTGGACGAGGGGACGCTGCGCGACTCCGAGCCGCTGGCGAGCGACTACGAGAACGGCCGCATCGAGTGGCAGGCCCCGTACGCCCAGCGCGTCCACGACCTGCCGCAATCGAGCATCCGCAAGGCGAAGAACCCCAACGCCCGCTCCCACTGGCCCGAGGAGGCCAAGAAGGAGCGGCTGGGGGCATGGCAGCAGTTCGCCGAGAAGCTGATGGAGGAATGACATGAGCGAGGCGCTGGACATATGCGAGGTGGCGGCGAGGGCGCTGCGCGGCGGCGGCATCGACGCCAAGGCGCGGCCCCTATCCGCCATCGACAAGAAGGACGGCACGGTGGTGCGCCTCATGCCGTCCGTGACGCGGCGAACCTACATGGACGGCACCCGTCTGCTCGACTGCTGCCTGCAGGTTGTGTCCAAGGCACTCGACGAGTACGAGCCCATGGGCACCTGCGAGCGGGCCGCGCGCATCCTCGAGGCCGCCGACCTGTCGAGCGGGAACGGCTCGTACGAGATCGTCGGGCTCGCCGAGCAGGACGGCGACATCGAGCGGGTCGCCATAGGCACCGACATGCGCCACGTGTGGGCCGTCCGCATCGTGGCCAAGATCATCAGGCAATAGAAGGGAGCCAGACATGGCAAAGAGCGACCTGGGCTTCGCGCGCAACTACGCGAACGCCCTCGAGGTGAACACGACCCCCGAGGCCGCGGCCCCCACGTGGGCCATCCTCTCGCGCGGCATCACCTCCATCACCCCGTCCCCGAACGAGGGCACCGAGGACAAGGACTACTACGACGGGTACGGCACGCCCACCACGGACGTGACGAGCACCCAGATCCAGTACGAGGTCGAGGGCGACCGCTGCTACGGCGACCCGGCCCAGGACTACATCGCGTCCTGTGCCCTGGAGACCGGCGAGGGGCGCAGGACGCAGTTCCGCCACACCGCCGCCAACGGCGACGTCATCGAGGGCGACTGCACGCTGCTCAACCTCACGCCGAACTCCGGCCAGGGCGAGGCGTCCGCACTCGGCGCCTTCTCCTGCACCATCGCGACCGCGGGGGCGCCCGCCTTCAAGCCGGGCGGCAAGCTGAAGCTGCCCGAGCAGGTGACCGCCTCGGCGGTCACCGTGAAGGTCGGCGAGACCAAGGCCATCGCGGCGGAGGTCACCCCGGCGGAGGCGAACGGGAAGTGCTTCTACGCGTCCGGCGACACCGACGTCGCCACCGTCGACTCCGACGGCACGGTGCACGGCGTCGAGGACGGGTCCTGCAAGGTGACAGTACGAGCCGCCTCCAAGCCGTCGGTCATGTGCGAGGTCGAGGTGACCGTGAGCGCCTCCTAGCCGGGCGACACCTCTCATAACCTCCATCGAGGGGGCGCGGGCAAGTGAGCGGCCCGCGCCCCTTTTCCATGCCTAGCTCACGGGCGGAGAAAGGAAAGCGAAATGGAGATCCTGCGGCTGGCGAGGCCCTTTGAGGACGTCTACTTCGAGGACCCCGAGGACAACCCGGACACCCCGCGGTTCCGCGTCTACTTCGACGACGCGAGCATCGAGGCGATGCTCGCCAAGGTGTCGAACGCCATCGACCGCGCGCAATCGCTTAATCGCAAGCTCGACCAGGCACAGACCGACGAGCAGCGCGCCGAGATCACGCAGACGATGGTGCACCTAGAGAAGCGCGTCATCGTCGCTTTCATCGGCACGGACGGCTACGACCGCCTGCTCTCGTGGATGGGCGACGGCGAACCCATAGACCCGGCGAAGCACACGAGCGTGCTCGGCGAGGTCATGGCATCGTTCCTGATGCTCCTCGGCCGCAAGGCGACCAACGAGCAGCTGCGCCGATGCGGCCTGTACTTCTCGCAGGAAAGCGCGCAGACCAAGGCGTTCCTGCAGGAGCAGCGCAAGCAGCAGCCCAAGCGGGGCGGGCAGTTCAGCGAGGTGCAGGGCGGCAAGTCCGGCAAGAAGCGCCGGAAGTGAACGCCTGCGACCTGACATCGCGGCGCGTCGCCCTCGACGGGGGCGGCAGCGCGACCCCCTACCCGTGGAACGGCGAGGAGGTGCTGGTGCGCGACGACGCGCTCACCGTGCTGCGCTGCATCGCGCTGCTGCAGGACGAGAGCGCCACGCCGGAAGAGAAGAGCGGGGAGTTCATCCCGCTCTTCTTCGCCGACCCGGGAGACGCCTTCACGGCTTGCGACTACGACCCGGCCGACCTCGGCAGGCTCATAGAGGCCGCCGTGTGGGACGTGTGCGGGCTCGACCTCAGGGGGGACAAGCCCCACGAGGACCCGCTGTGGGACCCCGTGGAGGACGCGGCGTACATCCGCATCAGCTTCCGCGCGGAGTACGGCATCGACTGGGACGCCGTCCGCGGGGAGATAGGATTCGCCGAGTTCGTGGCGCTCGTCGGCGGATGCTCCATGGACACGCCCCTCGGGCGCGCCATCCACTACCGAAACCCAAAGACCAAGCCGAAGCCGACGAAGCACAACAAGAAGGAGATCGAGGAGTGGGAGCGCCTGCACAGGGCGTTCGCCCTCAAACAAGGCCGTAGCTCACGCGGCGCGAACGAAGGGACAGATGCGGCGATGCGGGACGCGTTCGCCGCCCTCAAGCGTGCAGCGAGGTGAGCATGGACGGCTCCGTAATCATCGAGGCGGTCCTCGACACGACCAAGGTCGCCAAAGGCGTAAAGGACGTTAACAGCACCCTGAACGGCGTGAGCTGGAAGGGCATAAAGGAAGGGGACGAGGCGGCCAAAAAGCTGTCCGGGTCCCTCAAGTCCGCGGGCACCGCCGCGACCGTCGGCCTCACCGCGCCGATCGTCGCCGCCGGCGCCGCCGCGTTCAGCACCGCGTCTAGCTACGAGCAGGCGACCGCCCGCATACAGTCCGCCCTCGGGCTCACCGCCGATGAGGCGGAGCGCCTGGGCGACGTGGGCGAGGCAATCTACGAGGACGGGTTCGGCGAGTCGCTCGACCTCGTGGACGACGCGCTCGTCACGGTGCGCCAGAGCATCGGCGACCTGAACGACGCCGACCTCTCCTACATAACCAAATCGGTCCTCACGCTCTCCGACACCCTGGACATGGACGTCGGCGAGAGTGTGCGCGGCGTCAACGCCCTCATGGACGGCTTCGGGCTGTCCGCGACCGACGCCATGGACCTGTTCGTGGCGGGCGCCCAGGACGGGCTGAACTACTCCGACGAGCTCGGCGACAACCTCGCCGAGTACGGCCCGCGCTTCGCCCAGATGGGGTTCTCCGCCAGCCAGTACTTCTCCATCCTCAAGGCCGGAACGGAGAACGGCGCCTACAACCTCGACAAGGTGAACGACTTCCTGAACGAGTTCCAGACCTCGCTCAGCGACGGGCGCATGGACGAGAGCATCGGGCGCTTCAGCCAGAGCACGCAAGACCTGTTCCAGAGCTGGAAGGACGGCGGCGCGACCGGGCAGCAGGTCTTCGAGGCGGTCCTGGGCGAGCTCGCGAAGATGCCCGACGGCTACGAGAAGGCGAACCTGGCCTCCACGCTGTGGAGCAGCCTGGGCGAGGACAACGCCTTGGGCATGCTCACGAGCCTCGCCGGGGTCGAGGACAAGTACGGGGACGTCGCGGGGGCCGCGCAGGCCGCCGGGAACGCCGCATCCGACTCCTTCGCGAACAAGGCGCAGAGCGCCATGCGCGAGCTGCAGGGCGCGATCGAGCCGCTGGGCACCCCGCTGCTCAACATCGCGACCAACGTCGCCGGCGTGGTCAAGTCCTTCGGCGAGTGGTTCGACGGCATCGGGGAGGGCGGCCAGATGGCCGTGCTCGCCATCGCCGGCATCCTCGCCGCCATCGGCCCGGTGCTGTCCGTCGCGGGCAACCTCGTGAGCGTGGTCCCGGCCGTCACGGCGGCGATCACCGCCGCCGGCGGCGCGACAGGGCTTCTGTCCGGGGCGATGGCCGCGCTCACCGGGCCCGTCGGCATCGTCATCGGCGCGGTGGCCGGCCTCGCCGCGGCCCTCGTCTACTGCTGGAACACCTCCGAGACGTTCCGGGCCGGCGTCACGTCGGCGTGGCAGCTCGTTTGCGGCGCCGTCTCCCAGGCGTTCGCCATCATCCAACCGCTGCTGGCGTCCCTCGCCGACTTCCTCGTGGGCGGGGTCCTCCCGGCGGTCCTGGAGATGGCCACCGGCTTCGGCAACGCCTTCGCATCGATCCTCGCCGCAGCCGCCGCGTTCGCGTCGGGGGTCCTGCAGGTCATCCAAGGAGGCCTCGACCTGTTGCTCGGCACCGTACAAGCGGTGCTCGGGGTCATCGTCGGCCTCTTCACCGGGAACTGGGACATGGCGAGGGAAGGGGTCGAGCGCGCCCTCAACGGCATGCTTGGCATCGTCAACGGGCTCATGAACGCCATCGTCGCGGTCGTGACCGGCGCGGGCAACGCGGTGGTGTCCCTCTTCACCGGCGCGTGGAACGGGGCTATGGACATCGTCCAGTCCGTCCTCGGCAAGGCGGTCTCGTTCATCGGCGACAAGATGGGGCTGGCGAAGAGGACCGTCGGCGGCGCCCTCGACGCCATCGCGGGATTCTTCCGGGGCCTCAAGATCCAATGGCCGCACATCCCGCTCCCGCACTTCACCATCAAGGGAAAGTTCTCCATCGTACCCCCGAGCATGCCGAAGATCGGCGTCTCGTGGTACGCGAAGGGCGGCGTGTTCAACGGGCCGAGCGTCATCGGCGTCGGCGAGGACGGCCCCGAGGGCGTCGTGCCGTTCAACAAGCGAGGGGCCGCGCCGCTCGCCGAGGGCATCGCGGAGCAGCTCGAGAAGCTCGGCGGGGGCAATGGCGGCGACACCCACGTGACAATCAACGTGTACGCGACCGTGCGGGAGGAGGCGGACATCCGCAAGCTCTCGCGCGAAATCGCCAAGGAGATCAGAAGGACGCAGCTGAGGGAGGGGGCGTACGCGTGATCTACAACGGCTTCGACTTCTCGCCGTGGTTCACCACGAAGCTCATGACGCGCTCGCTGCTGCCCGGGTACGCGGTCGAGACGCAGGACGTCCCCTACCGGGCGGGCGAGCGGTTCATGCGGGCCAAGCTCGAGCCCCTCGTCATCAAGGTGCGGGCCGAGTGGCGCGCGCGGCCGTCCGACGACATGGCCGCGCTGCGCAGGACGATGGCGGCGCGGCTCCTGTGTCTCAAGGAGGCACCGCTCCACCTAGACGATGAGCGGCACCTCGGGCTCCACTACATGGCCGTGCTGACATCCCCCGGGGAGCTGGACAACCTCTGGCACACGGGCAGCGCCGAGCTGGAGTTCACGGCGTACGACCCCATAGCGTACGGCGCGACGAGACGCGGCGCCGTTGGATACGGCACCGTGCTCGCCGTCGGGGGCTCGTACGAAACGCGCCCGGTCATCACCTGCAGGCCCGGCGGGTCCGTGAGCTACCTCAAGCTCACCAACATGGACACGGGCGAGTTCGTCCAGGTCAACGAGAGCCTGGACGCCTCCGCGTCCGTGGTCATCGACATGGGAGAGCAGCAGGTGACCGTGAACGGCCAGAACCATGCGGTCACCTACGAGAGCGACTACTTCGCGCTGCAGCCCGGGCGGAACAGCCTGCGGCTGTCGAGCGGCGCGGGGACCATCGAGTGGACTGAGAGGCACATAGGCTGATGCAGCTGTGGGTTACGGACAGATGGGAGAACTTCAAGGGCCCCATCAAGACGCTCTTCGAGTGCGTGGACGCGCGCGAGGTGAACGGCGAGAACGCGCTGTCCATCTCGTGCCTCGCCGCTCTCGACAAGGGCGACCGCATCGTGTGGCGAGACAGGAAGGGGCGCTGGCGCGAGAACATCGTGGACGGCGTCATCGAGACCCGCGCGGCAGCCGGAATCGTCTACAGCTACTACTGCCCCAGCTCCGCGCAGGTCGAGCTGTCCGGGGACTACCTGGAGGACAAGCGGCCGCTGAACACCACGGCGAGCGTCGCCATGGCCTCCGCGCTGTCCGAGAGCCGCTGGACGGTCGGGGCCGTCGAAGACCTCGGGCAGAACGGCACGAACTTCTACCACACCAACGCGTGGCAGGCCATCCACGACGTGGCGGACACGTGGGGCGGCGAGCTATCGTTCGAGATCGCCGTGTCCGGCAGCGTCGTAACGGCGCGGCGGGTGAGCCTGCGCGGGCGCGTGGGCGCCGACAACGGCAAGCGGTTCACCTACACGAAGGACCTCGTGAGCGTCACGCGCGAGGTGGACGAGGGCAACGTCGCGACCGCGCTCTACGGCTACGGCAAGGCGCCGGAGAGCACCGACGACGACGGCAACCTCACCGGCGGCTACGAGCGCAAACTGACCTTCGGGGACGTGAACGGCGGGAAGAATTGGGTCGGCGACGCCGATGCCCTCGCCCGATGGGGCAGGCCGGACGGCAGGGGCGGCAAGACCCACGTCTTCGGCGACGTCGAGTTCGGGGACTGCGAGGACGCGCGCGAGCTGCTCTCGCTCACCAGGGGGGAGCTGAAGAGCCGCTGCACCCCGAAGGTCTCCTACGAGGTGGACGCCGTCTCGCTCGCGCGCGCCGGCGAGGGGTTCGAGGGCGCGGACGAGGGCGACACCGTCCTCGTGATCGACAAGGTGTACGACCCGCCGCTGCGCGTGCAGGCCCGCATCACGAAGGTCGAGGAGGACCAGCTGACCGAGGGCGGGGCGACCTACACCATCGGCAACTTCCGGACCGTCGGCGAGGTCATGGCCGCGCAGAGGTCGAGCATCTCCAAGGCGACCTCCAACCTGCGCCAGACCATCACCGAGGCCGTCAACGCGTCGAACGCCGCATCCTCCACCAAGTGGGGCGCGAACCTCGCCGACGCGAAGGAGTACCTCGAGGCGTTCACCAACGACGGCGTGGCGGGCGCGAAGGACTACACCGAGCAGATCGCCGGGGAGCTGGACGCCGCCCTCAAGGAGTACGCCGCCAACGGAGACAGCACGCTCGAGGAGCTGCTGAAGAAGTACACCGACGACGGGCTGCTGGACCTCGACGAGGTCCTGAAGATCTACACCAACACCAAGGTCGAGCAGAGCGAGGCCGCGCTCAAGGCGATCGACGAGGCGAACAAGAAGTACCTCGTGAGCATCACCGACGCGCTCGACAAGTCCCTCGATGCGGCGACCGGCGCCATCGACGCGCTGCAGGCGCAGCTCGACAAGGTGCCGACCGACATCCAGGAGCAGATCATCGGGATGCTCAACGCCGAGCTCAACGCGACCGGCGGCTGGGTGTACGAGGAGCCCGGCAAGGGCATCATGGTCTACGACAGGAAGCCCTCCTCGGCGACGAAGTGCGTGAAGATCGGCGGCGGCGCCATCGGCGTGGCGAACACCAAGGACTCGTCCGGCGACTGGGTGTTCAGCACCGCCATAAACGGCGACGGCATCGTGGCGAACAGGCTGACCGGGCGCATCCTCGTCGGGGACAACAGCTACCTCGACCTCGAGAGCGGCACGGTCTACCTGCGCAGCGGCAACATCCTCATCACCGACAGCAACGGGAACAAGGTCTACATCAACGCGACCAGCGGCTTCCAGGTGCGCGACAAGAACAACGCCATCATCGCCGGCACCGTCATCATGGCCGACGGCACGGCGATGTTCCGCTGCAACATGGTGGGCGCGTCCTCGACCAACTACATAACGACGGGCAGAACCGCAAACGGGCAGCCCGGCGCGTCGTTCATCAACGGGGACGTGAACTACTTCGAGGTGGAGGCGCTGCACGCATCGGACGACCCCTCGAAGGCGACCAAGGCGTGCGGACTCTCGGTGCTGGACTACGGGTTCCTCACCGCCAACCGCTACTACCGCCAGGTCTGGCTCACGCCGCCTGTCTACAAGGGCTTCATGAGCCATCCCCCACAGGAGCTCTACCTGCGTGCCGCCGGGAGCGAAGACGGCGGACCGGGCTTCGTGGCCCTTCGGGACAGCCCGGATGACCAGATCTACATAGACGATGACAGGCTCGACATAGACAGCACCGGGACGGCCCGCATCAGGGCACCGCAATTCGCCGTCGGAACCGATCCGAACAAAGGCGGGACCTACGGGATAACCGGGTCGCGAAAAGTCGTGACATCCGTCTACAACGGCAGCGACGGCCGGCTCCACTGGACATTTGGAACCGTGAACTTCATCAACGGCATCTGCACCAGCTGGCCGACAGATTAGGAGGACGAATGGACCAAAAGGAACCGAAACGGACGCCCGAACCAGCCCACGAGGAACAGCCGAGGGCCGAGGAGGGTGTCATGGCCGTGCTCGCGAGGGCGGAAGACACCGCGCTCGCGAGCACCGTTGCATCCATGGCCTCGGCCGTCTCGGAGCTCGTGGACCCGGCATCCGCCGCGACCCTGCGCGAGGCCGCTGCGGACCTCATGAAGGGAGCGTAAGATGGCGACGCATGAGCTGACGCTTGACGTCGACAAGTCCGTCGCGCTGGCGGCGGATCTCATCACGGCGCGCGCCGGGGACACCGGGACCGTCATCAAGGCGGACCTGCTGAAGGACGGAGCGCCCCTCACAGGGGCGACCGGCGCGCGCTTCGTCGCGCTCAAGCCCGACCGCACCTACGCCGACCAGAGCGCGACCGTATCGGGCAGCACGGCGACCGTGACGCTCGACCCCAAGTTCCTGAGCGCCCCAGGAGTCATCAAGACGGCCTACTTCCGCCTCACCGTGAGCGGCAAGGCTGAGACGACGCCGGACATATGGATAAACGTGCTGCCCGACGCGGAGTCTCAGTCGGACGGGCCCACGGGGCCGTACGTCTCCGAAATCGAAAGCCTCATCGCGCAGCTCAACTCCATCAAGTCGCAGATGCAGGGCGCGACGGCCTCCGCGACCAGTGCCGCGGGCAAGGCAAACTCGGCCGCCGCGAACGCCTCGTCTGCCGCCGCGAGCGCGGAAGGAGCCGCGGGCGCGGCCAACGCGGCGACCAAGGCGGCGAACACCGCGGCGGGGACCGCGAGCGCCGC